ATAAAAATAAACTACTACTTTCGGTATATTCAACTATTTTATTTGTATTTACATCTTGTACATATACATCAATTGAGTTACTATCTACATTTACTTGAAAATTATCATCACTACTCCTAACTGATAAAGTTACAGTTTCAAAATCTTCACCTAATGCTATAACTTCAGGATATTCAAAATATTGTCCTTCCCTTAAAATATTTTCACTTGAAAAATTATCTAAAGATTGGTTACCGGCTACTGTTTTGTTAAAAGTACTATCATTAATAAATGAATAATAAACTCCACCAGCTACTATATAACTATATCTTTTTATAGTATATGAATCAATTGGTAGTAAACTATTAGCAGTTAAATTAAATGCAAGTAATGAAGTTTGATAACCTTTAGGTTTGTAATCTATTAATTTTACTATTCTATTCATGTTTTCATATATACTTGTATCTGAAAACATTGATTCAGCAGATGTTTGATTCAAATAGAATAAAAGTAAATGGTAACTATAAGCAATAACATCAATAATAGAAGACATATTACTACCTTCAAAAGTTTGATCAGTATATATACCCCCTTGGTCTAATCTAGTTTGAATTAGTTCTTTTAATGATCTTGCATCAAAAGCAGCATAATTGTCTCTTGATAAACTAAAATCAGTTAAATTTTTCTCGGCCATAATTATATTTAATTAATAACTATAGAAACCAGATTTGTTTAATCTTCCTTTTAAGTTTAAAGGGTTACTATTAAATTCTGGTATATTTATAATAATATTTAATTCATATTCTTGCATTTCAATATCAGCTATTACTTCAATTGATTGGACTTTAATCCTAGGCTCAAAACCAACTACAGTATTATTAATAGTTTCACCTATTACCGTAGCTCTAGCTTTTGATACTGGTAAAAATAAAAGATCTCCAAAGTTCATTCCAAATTCTGGATTTAATATTTTTTGTCCTTGGAAAGTTGTTATTAAATTTATTAAAGAATTTTTTATAGCTTCAAAATTTACTGCAGTGTTTAAATCTTTTAAATTGGTAGCTCCATTTAGTTCATCAGATTTTACAATACCTACCTTTACATCTAAATTTATATCTTTATAGATAACATCTAGATTTCTTTCTTTTGTAGGTTGAAAAATATTTAATTTTATTGCCATATGGATATTTATTAAGAATAAGTTGGGTTATTGAAGTTACTATATATACTATATTTTGAATCATCAGATGACCAAGCTATATCATTTAATTGATTTTGTTTCCTTCTCCATCCAAAGAATTCATAAACAAATGAATGTGTACCTGCTGTATTAGTAATATTAGAAACAGACGAACTTAGACCCGATGCACTTGTAAGTAAAGTTTTTAAATCTAAATTATTTGTGGTAGTGCCTTCTGAAGTTGAAGAAGATGTAATATTACCTAACACATCAGTAACTACTACCAACCCTCTTAGACATCCTTTTCTTCTTTCATAACCCACGCCTGGTTTAGTTGTATTACCTGCAGTAGTAAAAACAAAACTAGTTGTACCACCGTCTGTACCGCCCTCAGATTTACCACCTGAACCACCCGAACTACCAGGTCCATATAAACGTAAAAGTTCCCCTGTTTCTGGGTGATTAACTAGTATTGCTCCCCTCCTAAATATTTTTTTCTTATTACTAATAAAATTATATAAGGTATTATTTTTATCTATTAAATTTAAAGTAAATTCTCCTAAATTGCTTTTTTGACCATTAATTGCTTTTAATTTTAAGGGTTCTATATCATCAATTAATTTTACTACTCTTAAACTTACAATAGTAACATTACCGTTTTCATAATAAAATTTAATTGAACCTGTTGTTGAGACTGCATCATTGAAAGAATTATATCTATGGGAAAAATTATCTAATTTTAAAGTACCATCAGATTGAAATTTAGAATATAATGTTTCATTAACATTATCACCATAGTCAACATCAGCTTTATATAAACTTACTCCGGACCCATTATTTTGAGATACAGCTGATAGATCAAAATTTATATTAGTTACCCCTGAATAAGTTAGAGTAATTGTTCTTAAAAAACTAGTAGCTGGAAAGGATAAAGAAGGTAAAACACAATCACCGCTACCATTTAAAAAATTAAAAAAACGATCCGCTGGATCTGTAGGAGAGGATGGATTTGATTGTGTAGCTGAAGCTTTAACTTGAGCTCTTAATGCAGTTAAGGCATCATTATTAGTAGCATTAGAAAATAAATCATTATTAACAATATTAATTTTATTATTAATAATTTTATAATTTAAAATATGTATTACAATTGAATTATTAGTATTGTTAAAGGTTGTTGTTAATATGTATGAGTCGTCCAAACTATTATATTTTAGATCACTATTAATAATTTTATTAATAGTTATACTTTTACTATAATGACTAAAATCAAATGTATCAATAAAATACGTAGAAGTTTCAGTATTTCTTGTACTTATTTCATCTATAGTTTTTTTCTGTGTATCAAATTTATATAGTTCATACAAAAAAGTATTTGATGAACTTAAACCTGATAAACTTATATTAAATTTATAAATTGAATTATTATTATAACAGTCTTTAGTTATATAAGAAAAATCAGGTCTTGTATTATCTTTTTCTATAATTAAAGGGGAATTTGTTTGCTGTAAATAATTACCATTATATTTAAATGCATCAACTATAGAAAAACTACTTAGATCTATACTAAAAGTATCCTCGTAAACATTTAAATCCAAAATATCAGATCCTGTAATTTGGCTATACAAAGTGTTATTAAATGAAAATTTATCATAAATGATATTAAAGTTTGAACCTGATAAAGGTTTTAATTTTTTATCAATTACATCTTTAACAAATATTTTTTTATAACCATTTATTTTATCAAAACAACCAGAAAGTTTTTCAACATTACCATACCTATTTTCTGATATATCAATTGTATTCCCCGTATCAAAAGCTGCATCCTGTATTATTGTTTTGCTCTCAGTATTTAAAATTACCCCTTTATTAGGAATAAGCTGAATATATTCATTACCATAAATATCAGTTTCAATTTTATCAATAGAACCAAAATTAACTAAATCAGTTATTGAATCTGAAAATTTACCCTCATTTGTTATATCAATTCTTCTATTTTCTAATGATTGATAAGCATGAAAATAATGATTTCTTTCATCTGCTTTTACTGTATTTCTAGAAGAAGATGATGAAATATTTTTATAAGTATTTAAATCAAAGAAAAAATTGAAAGGGTTATCTCTTTTAGTATTACTTAAATTTACAACATCACCATATTCACTAGGATCAGGGAATATATATACAAAATTTTCATTTAACTCAGGTTTAATTTTATTAATAAATTCACCATCAACTTTTAAAATAGAAAATTTAGTAGGGTTAAAAAATAAACCTATACTTCTTTCATAACTATCAGGTTGTTTTTCTTTTGCTTTAACTGATGGGAAGTTAATATTAAATAAATTTTTAGCTTTATTTTTAGCTTCAAATAACTTACCTGATACAAATTGTGTTTGAGTAGAACTAATATTTGGTGTATTGGTACTAAGATAGAAATAATCAGTACCTACTAAATTTTCTGATATTTCAGCTTCATATAGTACTCTATATGTATCAGAAGTACTACTTATTGTATAGTCAATAAAATCATCTCTTTTTAAAAAATTTGTATTTAATTCATTAAATTCTAAAACAAGCTTAAAAGGATTTAACTCTATTAAGGTTATATTATTTTGATTTAAAACATTTATTAAAGCTTGATCAATATTTAAATATAAATTAGAATCTATATTATTTGATTTATAAGTTTCAGTAGAATCAAGTGATGCAGGATTAATATCATAGTAATCGTTAAAAGTATCATAACCTAATTCTACGTCAATTCTTAAAGAGGATAAAGATACTGGTTCGCCTGTATAATCTGAACTAGTAAAGAAATTTGCAATATTGTTTTTTATTTGATCTTTAACACTTAAATTACTACCTTTACCTTGTTTTTCTCTTAATTCTCTTTTAAAAGTATTTCTTTTTTCTCTATAATAATTTAAAATCTCTATTATTTTTGACCTATAAAATGGTATTATTTTCATCAAAGAATCCTCATCATTTAAATCAACTGTATTGAAAAATCTTCTTTGTTCTTGTGTAGAATATTTTAAAGTTAAATCATTAAAAAAGTTTAAATAAATCGAACGAATATTAATTTTATTATTTTTATTATTTGCAAAATCAGTTTCTTTCCATTTTTCTAGATATCTTTTATACTGATTGAAATTTTCTAAATCATTATCATCAATAACTTTTACATAATTTAAATATTCAATAAAATTGAATGGGCTACCTATATCAAATTTATCATCAGTCAACGTAGTAGTTATACTATTATTGACAATATATTCTGTAAATTTTATCATATATAATATTTAATATAGGTTAATAAGTACAATAATTAAGGTGTAAATGATGAACCTGAATCAACATAAGTACTACTATCTGAACCATCATAAGTAGTACCAACACCTGCAGTTCCTGAAAAAGATGCACTAACGGTTATACCAGATTTTAAAGTATTAAATTGCGGACTTGCTATTACTCTATTTTCACTATTGATACCTTGATTTCTAGCAGAGTTACGAGTACTTTCATTTGTATCAGTCAAAGTTAAAGGTAAATTTTCAAATGAGTGAGTATGAGGATAAGTAGTAATAGTATCAGGAACAGGAACTCCTCCTTGTGTTCCCCCATAAACAGGAACAGTTGCAGCCCCTCCATCATCAGTCCAATAATAATTTACATACCCTATTATAGCTCCTTGCACTGTTTGTCCTAAAGCTTGTGTTGTATTAGTTATTTGAGTTTCAGCAGGAGCAGTAACATGCTGTAAGTAAGTTTCTCCTTCAACAGATAAACCACCACCTATAACAACATTTTTATTAACACCTAGACTACCTTCTATTAAAACTTGTCTTTGTCTTTTATTTCTCAATCTTAAAATTTCTGCACTAATATTAATAACTTTAGCATCTAAATTTATTTCATTTTCTGAACCAACGTTAACTTGTTGTCCAGCAATATTAGTAATACTACCTGAAACGTTTACCGGACCATAAGATTTTAAATTGATACCTCCGGCCCCTACCATTACATTATATCTATTATTAACATTTAAATTATAAGTCCCTCCTGGTAAATCTTGAACATCGACATATTCAAGTAAAGGTCCAGAATCACTATTGATGTATGTTGTTTTACTACCTACTAAAATTTCATTACTTAATAATTTACCTATAGGGTCAAATCTTATACTACCATAATCATTCATTACAGTTCCTATATTTTCTAATTTATTTTTACTTATTTCAATAATTTCACTACCACCAAGACCAAAATCTCTTTCTTTAAGCATTAGATCAGATTGAATGTCTAAAATCTCTTCACTTAAATTTTTATCTTCATCGTCCCAAGTACCATCTTGAGTAGATGGGCTTAAACCTTCTCCATTAACGAAACTTTTACCTGATTCATCTGGCCAATTTTCAGTAGTAGTTGCTATACTTTGATAAGCACTAGATTTAGGATTAGTACCATCTTGTAGTTTTTTCAAGTTATTATCATAAGTTGGTACTCCTCCCCCTTGCGCTGAACCTGAAATATTTATACCTGAAAAATAAAATTCTGAATCTACAAATTTATTAGAATTGTTTAATGCAAAATATCTATCATTAGCAGTTACGGGGAATGGTGCAAAATTACCTGATCTTTTTTGATCTATACTATTAAGTCTTAAAATTATATCACCGTTTGAAGTAATATTATTATTTTCAGCTCGTTTTTTATCAAATAATTGCTTTATATCTTGAATAGTTCCATATGCTTTTTTCCATTCTTCAAAAAATGAACTGTTTAAATTACCTATTTTTTTATACTTATCTCTAAGAACTATTTCATCATAGTTTTTTCCAGTAAATTCATTTTTAAAACCTTTGACTGTATTAAATTCATCATTTAAAACTAACTTTTGATTATTTTTAGTAGCCAGTTCTGAATTAGTATTGTTATTTAACTCTTTAAATGAGCCTGAATAATGAGTTAATTTTATTTTTTCATTATAATCAGTGTTATTAATTTCAAAAGCTCCACCCTTTTGGTTTAATACATACTTATTTCTATATGTTTTAACGTTAAAATCTTCTTCAGTCGAACTACTATCATAGTTTTCATACTTACCAGGGTAATCTACTTCACTATCATATATACCTTGCCAGTCATCCTTACCAAATGAAGTACCAATAACAACAGGAAACTGTGTATTTCCCTCTCTAAAAAATACATAAACATGTGAACCTACACTAGGTATACCAAATGAACCTTTTGCTTTATTTGAATAAGTATTTGGTTTATAACTATATGAATAAGGATTTAAATTATTAACATTATTATTGTTATCATTAAAAGCATCATTTAATCTAAAACTACTTTGATCATAAATTTCTCCTGATGAAGCTGAACCATTTGCACTTAAATTAACATAAGAATTTGTATCCGATATAGTAGAATTATTTGTATAATTATTAAATCTTTTAGATGTATTTTCACTAGTTAAAGGGCAGCTTACCTCAGCCCATGGTAGTATATTTTTTAATTTACTTAAAATTGGTTGAAGTTCACCGTCAATAAAATTAAAAAATTTATCTTTATTTTCACCTACCCAATCTTGATATATAGTAGGAGATAAATGAGGTACAAAAACTTTAACTCTACCTCTTCTTTGAGGGTCATTATTTTGCACTATAATACCTAAATAAATGCTATTAAACTCTTTTTCTTTATTATCCATTCTTTTTTATATTTAAATAAATTATTAAACAATACAATAACTACTATGTAATGTTACCATATATATCCAAAAAGGTACCATCATTTCTATCTACATAACCTATAATTTCATCAGTATCTGGATCTCTCATTACTTCTAAACCTTTATCCTCAACTGTTTCTTTATCAACTAAATTTGAACTTACTTCTATTTCTACTATTTCATTATCTACATCATTGATATAATCTTTTATTTGTGTTAAACTATCTTTTTCTTTAGTATACCTATTTAAGTTTACCCTTCTAGTATTAGGTTGTTCTACTTTTGTTAATTTATCAATTTCAGTTAATTCCTCATTTATTATTTTAGGTTTAATATTTACATTTTTTATTAAATCTTGCTTATTGAAAGAATAATCAATATCAGGTAAAGTACTACCGCTATCAGATAGAAAACTTATTGGACTTTTTAAACTATTTTGATTAATAGAAAATGTTTGATTATTAAAAATTTTAGTTTCAGGTATAAAATTAAATGATAAATCAAATATGTTACTTTTTTGTTGTTCAACTAAATTATTAACATAAGATAATTGTTTAGCAGGGTCTAATGAAAAATCTCTTATTTGTGTATTAGATAAATTAGATAAACTATCTAAAGAAATTAAAGAACTTTTGCCAGATATTATACCAGCTTCTATTTCTTTAGATATATTTATCGCTTGATTATCAATAGCAGTAGTTATTTTATCTGTTAAAGAAATCTCATCTAAACTTATTTTTCCATATTTTTCTACCAAACCTTTAGAAAATTTATTTAAATTTAAACCTATATTTTGGTCGATTAATCCAAATAATGAATTTATATTTAAACTACCTAAAGATGGGAAAGGTAAGTCTTTTAAACCATTTAAAGCATTAGTAAAATTAATACCACCAGTAAGTTTAGATAAATTTAAATTTAAACTTGTACCAATCATACTTTTTAGATTAGAAGTTAAATTACTATTAGTTGTATTTATTAAAGCTTTTTTAGCTGTATTAGATAAATTTTGTATAGTAGAAGATGCAATAGATGTTAAATTTTTTGTTAACCCTCCTATAACTCCTGTAAAGTCTATTGGTAATCCGAATGCCATATATATATTTACTTGATTTATTGTTTTCTGTATATATAATTAAGGTATGTTAGTATCTCATGAAAGCCCGATTAGTATATTAGATAAATCTAAACTATATAATGATTATGATTATGCTTTGGTTCATCTATTCGAAACCCATCCTAAGTATTATAACTTTTTTAAAGATAGTATTAAATTAGGTAGAGAAGTACTTTTAGATAATAGTATTTTTGAATTAGGTGAGTCATTTGAGCCTGGTAAGTTTGCTAAGTATGTTAAAGAACTTAAACCCTCTTATTATATAGTACCAGATGTATTAGAAGACGGATATGCAACTATAAAAAGTTTTCATGAATTTACAAATAAGTATACTAAGTTACCTGGTTTAAAAATTGGTGCAATTCAAGGTAAAACATACGATGAAATAGTAGATTGTTATAATTATATGTCTGAAAATGCTGATTATATTGCAATTAGCTTTGATTTTAGTTATTATGTAGTTACCGGTAGAGGTAAAACTAAACTTGAAAGATGGTGTGATGGTCGTCGTAGATTAATAGAACAACTAAAGAAAGATGGGGTATGGAATAATCAAAAACCTCACCATTTACTTGGTTGTTCTTTAGCTAAAGAATTTAAAAATTATATTGGTGATAGAACTATAAGATCTGTAGATACGTCTAATCCGGTGGTAGCAGGTATTAAGGAACTTAGATATACTGGTAATCTAGGATTAAATGAAAAGCCTTCAATTATGTTGGCTGATTTAATCGATCATGAAGTTACAGATACACAAATGGAAGATATAGAATATAACGTTAATAGTTTTAAAGATATAATTGGTAATGGTTATTAGTTTTACAGGAGCTCAAAGTACTGGTAAATCTACTTTACTTAGTAAGTTAGAAGTAGAAGAAAGATTTCACAAGTTTAATTTTGTCCCGGAAATAACTAGAAGTCTAAAAAAGAGGTATAATTTAGATATCAATGAAGATGGGGATGAATTAACTCAATTAATAACAGTTAATAGTCATTTGTATAATTATCTTGATTATAAAGGTAAAGATGTTATATTAGATAGATGTATTTTAGATGGACTAGTATATACAACATATCAATATCATACAAAGAAGGTAAGTAAAGAAATATATAATTATAGTGAATATCTCTTTAAGAAACTAATTGGTGAATTGGATATTATACTATATACAGAACCTGATATCCCCTTAGTAGATGACGGTGAGCGTAGCGTAGATAAAGAGTTTAGAGATATAATCATAAACTTATTTGAAGAAGCTATTGATCATTATAAAATAAAAGTATATAGATTAAAAGGATCAGTTGATAAACGTATGGAAACAATTTATAATATAGTAGATAATTATGGCAAATAACGTATTAGATAATAGTAGAATTAGTAAT